AGCCTCAAGAAGAGGAAAGTAGCGAACCCGAATTGCAAGGTTTCGTTGATGAAGACGGAAACGAATATACGCTTGAAGATGTAGAAAGTTGGAGAGACGCAGCAATTAATCGGGATAGATGGCAAAAGTCAAATACGGAGAAAGCTCAAGCCCTTGCTGACGAGCGTAAAAAATGGGAAGCCTTGAAAGATGATTCGGATTTGGTAGATGCTATACGTGATTACCTTGGAGCGGATGCAGATAAACATCCATTCTTTAATGAACCTGTTGAACTAGAATCGGAACCTGAAATAATAGAACAAGAGCCACGTGAAAGTACGGAAGTAGATGAACTAAAGTACGAGATGGCTCAAATGAAAGCCGAAATGCAAGTTGAGAAGGACATTAAAGAACTTGTTACGAAGTATCCAGAACTACAAAGTAGTGACGATGCAGTCAATGAAGTAATAAATCTTATGCTAGAGCGTGACTTACCAACATTAGAAGATGCTTATATTATTAATAAAGCTAATGCTGGTGAGCAAAGTGCTTATAGAAAAGCTATTGCTACTATTGAATCTGCTAAACAAAACAAGGAAGTCCCAGTACAGGATGGTGTTCGTAAAGGTGTAAGAGAGGCAAAAGTGCCTGATTACAAAGAATATCGTGAAATCCGGGGACATGTCCTTGATAACTACGAACTGTTTAAATAGGAGATTTAAATGTCTTTAAATTATGATAATCTGTCTGCTATGACACAGGACGTGTACATACCTAAGCTGGTTGACAATATTTTTAAAACAAATATTTTAACATACCGTATGCTTAAGAAGTCCATCCCTCATGGTGGTGGTACTGAAGTTGTACAGCCTGTAGAATATGCGTCTATGGACAGCTCAGGTGGAAGCCAATCAATGGGTTTCTACTCTGGAGCTGATGCTCTAACTACTAACGAGAAAGAGAAATTCTCTGCTGCAAAATATGACTGGGTGCAAGCTTATGCAACCATTCGTATCACTGGTAAAGAAGAAGCTCTTAACGATGGTAGTGAGAAGGTACTTGATATGTTAGAAGCTAAAATGAAGAATGCTGAAAGGTCTATTCGTGACTTGTATGCAACTACATTATATGGTTCTAATAATGCTGCTGCAACTGGTTTTAACGGACTAGGGCACATTATCCAGAGATATGCACAATCTGGTGATGGTAGTGCAGCAACTAAGCTTGGTGGTATTGAGCGTGCTACTTCCAGTGGTTATGACTGGTGGAATGCTGGATATGCTAAAGAGTTTAGTGATACTGGCCATGCTTCAGATGGTTCTGAGCCATCTTTTGCTCAGATAACAACATCTAGCTCTGTTGCTTTAGCTCAAGGTGCTGATACTGCTGGAATGGATAGAGCAGCTGTTGGTGAATCTATCTACTTACCTAACATTATGCGTGATGCAGTTGGTTCTCTTTCTTATGGAGCTGATAGACCTACGCTTATTGTTACTACTCAAGTGTTGTTTGATGCTTATGAAGCAACCTTGAATCCAAACAAACGTTTTGTTAATAGCGATATTGCTGATGCTGGATTCCAAACTCTTGAGTATCGTGGTATTCCTGTAGTTGTTGACCATCAGTGTCCTGATGGAGAAATGTTCTTCTTGAATGAGAATTACGTTCAATTCAGACACCATCGTAAGAGGAACTTTACGTTCACTGGTTTTAAAAAGCCAGAAAACTACGATGCAGCATGGGGTCAAATCCTTTGGTTAGGTGCATTAACTTGCAGTGCTCCAAGGATGTTGGGTCGTGTAAAAGGTCTAGCAGCTAGTTATTAATCTTTAACCTTTAACCTGATAGTTGGGGGCCTTGTGCCCCCTCTATCAATTAGGATACTATGGCATACACTTGGACAGACTTACAAAACAAAGTAAAACGCAGCTTCAATGATTCTACTACAAATGTAGTTGAATATTTAAAAGAAGCTGAAATTGATTTTGTAGAACGTACACAGTGTTTAGAAAAAGTAATATGGTTTTTTGTTTCTACAGGAAACAATGGCAAGTTTGAATTACCAAACGATTTAATACGTATCAAAAGAGTTAGTTGGGATGGAGAAATAATTAAACCGATTCAACCTTACGATATAAATGAATACTACACAGACGGTACCTCTTTAAATAAAGGTCATGTAAATTGTTATTTTACCCATGGTAATGAGATATATTTTGTAGAAGCTCCTAGTTCTGGTGCTTATGTAGGTATATGGTATAGTTACATACCGGAGGCTTTAGATAGTGCTGGGGCATATAAAAAAGTAAACTACGATACTCAATCTACAGGCTCGCAAAAACAACGTCTTTTACAAAGTGGTTTAGAGATAAATAATGGCGCAAGTGTTACAGCTACTATTGTAAAAAATGAATTTGACAACATAGCTGGTACTGGTACTCTTACGTTAAAAGACGTTACAGGCGGTTCTTTTGCAAATGATGAGAAAATTTTTGTTGACGATATAACACATGCTAGGGTAAATGGCAGTCAGGCTGATGTTGCTGGTCATGGCACAGAACCAGAGATACCAAACAAGTTTAGATTAAGTTTAGTTGATTATGCTAAATATAAATTATACTTAGATGAGGAGGATGAAAATCGTGCTTCAGTCTACTTACAGCTTTACCTTAACAACATTGATAAGGCTAGTGCATCCTTTATTAACAGAGACGACTCTGGCCCTTATGTGGTTAGGGACGTAATTAGTCGAAATAATGTTATATAATGGCAATAATAGAGATAAAGGATTTTCGTCAAGGTCTTAACACTTTTGACGACCCAGAGGATAGTGGCCAACTATCTGAATATAAAAATTTTAATATAAGAAAATCGGGAATACTAGAGACCCGTAAGGCATTACGCCCTGAATATAAAACAACAACATCTGTTGCTATATACGATTTGTGGAGATGGACAAATAGTAATGCAAGTGTCTGGATAGTAACTGACAAATTTGCTACCGGAGATGATGTTCTTTTATGGAATGTAAATAATACTTTCACCAGTGTAGCTGATTTTAACAGCGATATAATAAGAGCGATAATAAATAGAGAAGCTTTTAGGGCAATTCTTGCTGACACCAAGGTTAAAATCATTCAATATATTGACAATGAATATTTTTTTGGGGAGTATGACCCTACTGCTGGGTATATAGCAGGAAATGCAGCATTAGAATATCCATTAACATGGAAGTATAATTATGTAAAAACAACTGCGGGTACAGGAGCTATGGCCATAGGCCATCATTATTATAAAGCTGTGCCTGTTTTTGATGGAGTGCAAGAAGCATTATTTGGCGAAAGTCACGCATATTTAAAGACTACGCAAGCCGATAAAGCATTTGAGATAAGATTAGATATAGATACAAATAATTTTAATAAGCGTATTACCAGCATTAATCTTTATCGTGCGTTCTCAACATCTATAAATGTTGAACCATCATATTACTTTGTAAAAGCTATACCACTAAAAACAAAGAGTACACATAGTGATAGGGCTGATTTAGATGCTGCTAATATTGGACAAATTGTTTATATACCCGGAGAAGATTTTACTCAGAGTGAATATAACAGTTATACTCATTTTTTCTTCGGATGGACTGGTGGCTCAGGTGAATACGCTACGACACCGGGTGTTACAAGTCCATATCAAATAACTAGCAAACATAATGAATATTTAGTCCTTACACCACTTTCTGGTACCGCTATTGCTGAAGGCATAGATAACAGTGCATGGGATAGGCCATGGACTATTACAACTTCTGGTAATGCTAACCCATCAAGTAGTGGGACTAAAAATAGAGCATACGCTGGTAGAGATGTCATAGTAGACCCAGATGGTGATTATAGCTCAAATAAATACACGAACTGGGTTGCGTATGACTCATCGGGTAATAACGCTATTATAGAGCAAAATAACGCTAAAGCTTTTAGGTTAAATCAAGATTTTGGCTCATATAGTTCTAATGTAGATATAGACATAAGCGATGGGTATAGATATGAGATTTCAAGTAATAATGTGTATATCTATATGTACGACAAAGGATATTTAGATGGAGCACCACATCACTTAGATGGAGTAAAGTCTGC